GATGCAGTTAATGCACCCTGCAAGCTTAAATAACTTGTTCCAACAATAGGTGCGTCAAATGTATTTACTCTTACTCCACCTAGATTATCTATTAACCACATCGTTTTATTCACGGAGCCAGTTAAACCTAACTCAAAAGTATTTCCATTTTGTGATACACCAAGTCTTAATATATCACCACCACCTTGTCTCTCAAAAAATATTTGGTTGGTATCGGAGCCTGATATAGTTAATTTACCATCCAAGTTTTGATTACCTCTAAATGTATTGCTACCTGTTGTTGCAAAACTACCTGTGTCAATACTTGTTCCAAATGAGCTAGTTGCAACTTGTGTATTTTGTCCTAATGAATTACCTACCCATGCATATCCATTTTGTAGTGATGCAGTAAATCCTGCACTTGCACTTAATGGAGTTAATACTGTTACTCTACCATCTGTATAGTTTGCCTTATTTTGAAAACCGAATATAGCAGGGTAAGTATCGGTTGTATTATTAACATATATACCAGGTCCAAATGCCCATCCAGAAAAAGACCCGGTGTCAACACCAAAACCAATTTCATCTGCTGTTGCAATTGAGTTCATAAACACACCTGCAGGATTTAATTGTGCAATGTTCGTTGTATTTCTAGTTGATATATTATTTCTATTTATAATACTTTGTCCTGCAGACCCACTAACTGTAATTCTTGGTTGTGTTGTTCCACCTGTTGCAGAGGAGGAAACGAATATTTGTCCTACTACTGTTAAGTCAGTTGTTGCACTACTTGATATGGTTAAACTACCTGTTATAGTTTGGTTGCCGTTAAATGAATTACTACCTGTTGTTGCAAAACTACCTGTGTCAATACTACTTGCAACAGTTGTAAATGTTAATACACCACTTCCGTTTGTAGTAATTACTTGACCATTAGTTCCGTCTGTGCCTGGATATCTTAATCCTTGTATAGTTGTCTGGCTACCTGATATTGTAATAGCATTACCAAAACCTGATAGGTCAATTTGTCCGTTAGTCTTTACTTGTATTCTACCTCTACTAGTTGCAGGATTAGATTGGTCAGCCATTGCATCTAAATCAATTTTTGCATTTTGTCCACCATATCTTGTTGCTAATGCAAACGACCCCGATAATCCACCTACTAATTGTAAACCTTGATTATCTGGATTACTATCACTATATGTTTGAATATATGGCCCATTTTGCCCAAAGAATATTTTTCCCGAACCTGTTGCACTATTAGGTGAAGTGAATTGTAAATAACTATTAGCGGAGCTTGAAACGGTCAATATTCCATTTATAGTTTGGTCTCCGTTAAATGTATTGCTACCTGTTGTTGCAAACCCTGGTAAATCAAATGTAGTCGCATCTCCTTTTGTAAATGTAATATTAGTTGATGCAAAAGATGCAGTCACTAACAAACTACTTGTGTCAGTATTTGCTATAATAGACGAAGTAGCAACTGCTTGTGTTTTACCACTACTATCACCAACATAAAGATATCCTGTTTGTAAAGATGCAGTAATCGTTCCACTAATGTCTAAATTGCCACTAATAATTTGATTACCTATAAAAGTATTGCTACCTGATAATAATGCACTACTGCTAATCCAACTATCGTTTAAGTCTCTAACTGCAGAAGCAGATATACCACCCGAAGTGTTAGTAAAATAAGTTGCGTTAGATGCTGATACTAATTGTGATTTTGTATATTGAGCCATATTATTTAATTGATTTGATTGCTTCCACCTACATTACCGATACCTTGTGCTATTAAATCTCCATTGCAACATTTTCTGCTGTATGTAAGAGTTTTAGGACACAAACATCCTTGTCTATTATTTTTTGGACTTGATAAACCCTGTGTAGGGCCTATGTAAATGCCTGTATTATTTAATCTATTGATTGAATATCTTAATAAACCATTGGGTGAGTTAGACCATTTAGGAGCTGACATAAGAATTAGTTTCTTATTTAACAACACCAATAACAAAAGTAGTGGGTTTATCTAATAGATTTCAATGCCTCTTTGTGCATTAAGTTTTCTAAGTAGTTTTTATCTGCCTTATATGCAAGGAATAATAAACATTTCTCTAATGGTTCTCTTACTACTCTATCTATTTGTTGAATATCCCCGCCTGCAAGTTCAATGATTGTTGAATAATTTTTCCACTTCTTTCCAAAATTTGCTTGTAGTTCTGAGGGACTTCCATTGTCTGTATCGTAGAGTTCAGGGTAGAATTCAACAAGTCCATTGACAAATTCACAAAAAAAAACATGCAACCAAAATGTTTATCCATACTTACATCTAACCATTTATCAGGATTAGTATTTCCCTCATATGATTGTATTTCGTATGTGCCTCCTTTACTCTTTGCTACAACAGGTCTATATAATATATTCATTATGTTTTTCCAATTCGTATCAACAGAGATAGTTTCATATTTTGTTATATCAGCATAGGCACCATAAGTCATTTTAGATAAGTTAGGTTCAAATCCGTATTCAACACCATCAATCCATATAAATCTTTCTAGTTCTGCTTTAGTATCATTTATAAAATTAAATAAGTCTTTTTGTAATCCTGCATAAGATTGTTGAGTTAAACTTAATATATCGTTAATTTGTATTCCGCATAGGTGAGATATCATAAAATTCATTTGTGCTTCTCTATCATCTTTGTATGCTTCCAAATCGTATTGTAATGCAAGATACTTACTTAAACTTATATCTGCCCAACTTTCAGGCATTGTAATTTTTAATGTTGTTTTCATATGTTAATTTCTATTTGTAGTTTGTCCTATAAAGAATAGCAGTTGATTTAGTTTCTGCACCTTTCTTTCCTCATTCTCTAACTTTGCATTAAAGGCAATACATCTTGCATTTAATTCACCATTGATTTTCATTAGTTCATTTATTAAACCTTCCATCTGTTCTATTTGTTCCTCTGTATATTTCATAATTAAAAAACTGATATTGAATATTTTCCTGCGTTAATCTTTTTATAATTTAATTGTTCCATACACACATAACGAATTGCATCTATTGCGTGGTTAGAGTAATCAACAGGTATGTTTTCAAATTCACCATTCTTATCAACTGTCCACACATACTCACTAAACTCTCTTACAATATTAACACTGCTTTTAAGTATATGTAGTTTGTGTTGGTGCATGATATCAATTCCCATCTTAATACTATCCTTACCTTTCTTAACAGGCTTTATGTTGAAACCTGCTCTGTATATCTCCTCTATCAATCTACTTTCAGCACTATCACCCCATATTGGATTTCTCTGCACATCTAATGATTTTAATTCTGCTATAATCTCACTTGTCACTAAACCTTTCTTATAAAGTAATTCCTCAAAGTATAAGTTTTCATTCCACTTATATACTGCAACTAATGTGCTAGGGTCAATACTAAAACCAAAGTCCATACCGAATGCAACAAACTTTGCTTCATCGGGTATCTCCTCTACTAACTCTGCACTAAATATAGTTCCTACATTGTTGCCAGGCAAACCCAATCCATATATCTTATAGTATTCAGGGTTAATCCATTTCAATCTTTCAATCTCCTCTATAATAGATTTCTCTAAAAAAGGATTGTCTAAGAAAGTTGAGATATATAAACTGCTTTCAGGGTGTGTTTGTATTTCATTAAAGATATAGTGGTTAGTTCCGAATGAGGGGTTGTATGCAATAATAGTTTTCTTTCTTGTTCTAATAAATAACTGAAAGTAATCCTCGCGGCTGAGCTCATTACATTCGTCGATAAATAAATAGTCGCGTGCAGACCCCTTCCTTTTCTCGGAGCTATCAATTGACATAAACTCTACCATACTGCCATTGTCAAAAGTATATATGTGTTCAGTTGCAGACCAATTCTCGTCAGACCATATCTCTAAACCTTTAAGTATTGATTGCCAGTCTCTCATAATAGATACACGCATAGACGGAAAAGACTTTCTTACTACTGATACTACTATGTTTGGTTCCATTAAAGCATGCACTAATATCCATTGTAGAGCAGAATAACTTTTACTTGACCTTGTCCCGCCTTGCAGAATACAAATCTTTTTACTATTATCAATATCCCTATATGTCTTTGAGGTCGTTATGTTTAGTTCCATCTACTATGTTTAGGTTGATTGATTGTATCTTTGCATTAACTTCCATTGTGCCTTTAATGTCTATGCTTCTCATCTTAGGCATACAATACTCCATTAACTTCATTGACAACTCTAAAGCTTTCTCTGGATTAGTTTTCTTTAATTCCTCTAAATCTTTTTGTAATGTTGCTAAGGTTGAATTGACTGCACGATTTATTGTCAACCTCATTTGTTCCGTGGTTCTATTCAATGCACCTTTCGGTCTCCCGTTTGCATTTATTCTTGTATCACCTTTGATAAATGGCATATAGTATTATAATTGTATTTTACTATTATTATAACACCTCTAATTTATTTTGTAGTAGTGAGTATCGTTTTATAGATATGTGGTCAGGACGCCACCTTAGAATTAGGTTGTAACCTATTTTTATAATGACATGTATTTACTGCATAATAATATAAATGCAATAGCACCTATGTATGCAAATAACAATATCCATATTTCGTTTCCTTGTTTATTTCGTTTCATATATCATTATGTCTATGTAAATAATTTCTTTCTTACCTAATTCTTTTTCTCCTACTTTATTAAATCCTTCTCTTTGATAAAACTTAATTGCCTGTATATTATTTCTTACTACATCTAGTTTTATATTCAATCCTATATTCTTTACTTTATCTAACAATTCTTTTCCAATGCCTTTACCTTTATCTCTAACTGCAATCTTGTCCAAAGTAATGGTATTGTTTCTCATTCTCCTACACAATACAAAAGCTGCTAATCCTTTATCATCTCTAATTTGCCAAAACAGGCCTCTATCAATTCCCTTTTGTATATTCTCAGAAAACATAAACCACATTTTCTTATCCTTTACTTCTTGCTTTATTAGTGCATTACACTTTTTAGTTATTTCTTTTGTTGTCATAGTATTCTTTCAAATCCAAAAATCTTTAATGTATTTCCTTCACTATCTGCAATGATTAACATTCCACTTAAACTATCTCCTTTAAGTATAATTTGTTTGTCCTTTATATAACTCCAATCAAATCTAAAATATGCGTATTGATAATCTATGCTATGATAGTTAGTATTCATAGTAGTCGTGTGTGTTTGGGTAATCCTTTTGAATATTCTTTTTACTCTTAGCTTGTTTAGTTTCAGCAGTTTCTTTATCACGTCTGTCGTTTATCCATTTCATTAGTATCTTATCATTCATTATCTCATCTAATTTTTCCTTAAAGTATGCCTGCCATTCCTCTCTTACTCTCATCTTATGCAGTTTTGCCCTTAGTGGATAAAACCTTGTATGGTAATCATGCTTAGGGCCTTGATATGGGTATGGTTCTTTCTTTTCATACTTACTTCTTTTACGGGTTTCAATTATCCTTTGTGCTTCATTCAAACATACATTACATCTCCATCTAGGTTTCTTTGTGTGAAAAGATGCACCACATCCTTTACATACTCTTGTTTCACCATTCTTGTGGTCAAACTTTACATTCCATAATCCCATATAACTTATTTGAAAGGGTTGTCTATAACAGATTTTAATCTATTACGCACCTTCTTTATTTGTAAAAATGTTGTGCTCTTGGAAATCTTAATCTTACTTGCAACTTCGTCCAAAGTATCATCCGTAAACCAATATCTCTCATATAACATTGCAGAAGCAAAGTCTTTGGTTTTCTTTATATGTTCCAATTCCTCTTTTACATTCTTATATGCTTCCTCTACTGCTAAATCATAATCTATATCATATGTTTCCTCTGCTGAATTGTCACAATATATTTCACCTATATACTTTATTCTATTCAATTTCTTTGTCTTATTTATAAATCTATGTTTAATAAACTTCATACAATAAATTAAATTATAACTGTCGTCCTTAAAGAATAGTTTTGGGTTTTTCTTGTTGTGCAAATATTCGTAAAGTTCTTGCACCAAATCCTCACTAGTCTCGTAAGACTTACATACATTATATGCAACTTTAAGTAACCATGTATTTGATTGTATGAATAGGTTTGTCAATCTCCTACTACATTCTGTTTCAATACTTCCTGTTACTTCATTACTCATTTGTCTCTTGTTGTTTTACCCAGTCTGTTAGAAAGTCAATGGCCCTTCTCCAATGTGCTGCAGCAGACCCACAATTACATGGTTTGCCTTCGTTTGAGTTGGATAACCTTTTATAATTATTCCAAACCCAATCTGTCATTTCAATTGGGATATATCCACCTATCTTACTTAGACCTTCTTTTATTTCTTGTAATTCAGTATTAGGCATCTTTCTTAGTTACGGGAGTTAATTTAGGCATCTTTAATTCTTGTGCTTGTGGTTTATTACCAGGTAAGACAGGTTTGTCTAATGCAAGGAATTGTTGTAGAAACTCAAAGTGGGGGTGTTGTGGGCTAAAGACAAACCCAACACAAGCTAAAATCATTATTAAATCCTCCATTCTATTTAGTTTAGAGAAATCTATGAAATACTGTGCATCTTTATTTATTCTCGGTGTTCCATCTAAATTTGTTTTTACTGCTTCCTCTGTGTAGAAGTTTCTTTTTGTGTCCATTTTTTTTGTTTTATAATATTGAAATTGTTTCCGAATATGATTTGCAAGTAAGTTGATTGAGATAAACTCTGCGTCTATCACATCCGCATGAGCTATATCCAAACCATCTTGCAACTTTATATGCCATCGTTTTTCCGTGGCCTAAACTTACTAAACCTATTATATGTTCTAATATACTTCCTATACGGATAAAGCATCCTATACATTTAATCGTTTTTTTCATTTTTATTTTTTATTTTTTCTTTTAATTTTAATTCCCTTTTGTTTCCATCTTGCTTCTACTCCTATTGCAGTCTTACCTAACTCTGCTATTTGTCCTGATGCAACATTTACTTTTGCAGCTGCTTTACCACCTGCTGATGCTTTTGCTATTACTATTCTATAATCTCTACTCTTATTCCAACCATAACCATATTTTAAGTTCAGTTCTTTTTCTGCTTCTGCAGCTTGGTCTATATCTGTAAATGTGTAGAGTTGCGTAATGTCGTTCGTTGTCCACCCTTTTCTTTGGGTATGTCTTTTCATTCGTCTATTTAGATTGTCTGTGCATCCCCATTGATTTCTTTGGGGGATATGATATACATAATACATAGGCCATTTTTGTTTTAGTTTGTAATAATAAATATAAGTAATTTTTTTTTAACTACCAAATTTATTTTTTAATATATTGTTTGATAATGTTAGATACTAATGCTCCCTGCTTATATCCATGATATTCACAATATGCTTTTAAGATATCATGTGTTTCTCTTGGGACTTGAATGATTGCATATTTTTCTGAATATGTCTTTTTAGGTTCTTTTACTTTGTTTGCCATTTTGTTTGTTGTTTTTAATTCTTTTTGAATAAATCTGTTATTTTTATATTTTGTCTTTTTACATCGTGCACATATGCCTTAAAGGATTTCCATTGTCTAAATGTTATTTTCTCCATACCATACTCAGATAGTAATTTAAGATTATGTAATATTAAATGTGTATATTGGTGTTCATACTTTTTATCATCTAATGCAATCTTATATGCATCTTTTAATAATTGTTGCACTTCGTCCCAACTACATTCTTGATACTCTGTTGCTAATTTGTCATCCCATTGTTTTTGCCAATTCATAGTTTATTGATTTAATTTAATTGTAATTGTTGTGTCTAATTCTTTCTTTTGTGTATCTGTTAAATCTAACTTTGCAAAGAATGTATCCCATCCTATTTCCGATATGTCATCGTATATCTCACTATATTCACTTAAAGGTATTTCATAGTTTAATAATTGTTGATATAGTTTATAAGCTACTCTATAACTTAGTCCTTGTTCTATATCACTATCCAGGACAATGTCCTTATACTTGTCCGTTGCTTTAACTTGTTCCTTGATTTTATCCTTGTCTTTAACCTTGTCCTTGTCCTTGGGGGTATCGGTAGGGTATGGATACTCTATGGATAGGGTATCAATAGGGTTAGTATAGTCTATCAATACCTTATACTCTTTTCTTTGTCTTGTATCAGTTTTACCATATGGATAGTCAATTAACTTTCCAGTCCACTTAATAATATTATTTTGTTCTAATATTTTTACAGCAGATAATACTGCTTTGTTAGTGCTTTCTAAAAAATCATTTCCATACTGATAAACACAAAACTTATTTATTAACCATTTGTCATCAGTTAATTGACTAACTCTTTTATTAAATACTTTTAATATCTCATCAGCTGATACATTAGTATTACAATAATAGTTTAGTAGTTTAATGTTTCGTTTGTAAACTCCTGCATTATCACAGGTGTCTAAAAGGTATTGCCAAATGATTTTATAATCACTAGTTAATTCAGTATACCATTCATCTTTCCATTTATCGGTGTCTGTAAATCTTTTTGCCATCGTTTTATTATTTTGTTTGTTTATGTAATATACGAATAATATTTTAATCCACCAAATATATTTGTATCTATATTTGTATCTTTCTATAATAATATATACAAGATTAAAAAAGAAAAACATCATTTTGATAAAACTTTTTTTTTATTGCCTGTTAAATTAGTAGAGATTAAATATTGCTTCCCCGCCTTTCGGCATTTATTGGAAGTTCTCTAAATTATATCCCCATAAGGTTTGGCCATCATACCTGTGGGGATTTTTATTTGCAATAAAGTTAATGCATGAAAAAACCCCAAAGGAAATAAATCCAATGGGGTGTGTTGTTTTTACACAACTTGTTTATCAAACAAATTATTTTACATTAAAATTTCATTACTATATTTGTCCTCATAATTACTCCATAGTAAAGGCATTTTTTTCAAAGGGCCAAATCCTAATCTTGTATAGTAATTTCTTAAACGATTGATTACATTCCATATTTGTTTTTTAGGAACATCATCATCATCTGGGTAAGGTGTAAGGAATAATGGTATATCCAATTCTTCACTTACATCATATAATAGATTTAATATCTTACTACCTAATCCTTTATTTCGTAATTTCTTATTTACATTTATACCATGTATCATAATACCTTTTGCATATGGAACTAACAATAATTGAAAATCATCATTTTTAATTTGAAGGATATCACCGAAGAAAGGTAGTTTAGCCATCTTATCACTTTCAGTATCCGTAGGAACATAAATGATTTGGTCGTAATTAAGAGCTGCATTAGCAATACCAAATTCAATATCTTGTAACTTACTTATGAAATGCGTTATAGCTTTTGCATACTTTTCTTCACTTAAAGTAAGATATACATAATGTCCTTTATCTTTATCAAATACACATTTTGAAATTGCTGAATTTAATAATGCTTCTGGCGGCCATTCCTTTTTAGGAAGGGTATCTTTCACTTTGAATAATTCAAACAATTTAGTTTGATTTTGTAATTCAATATCTATATTTTCTTTCATATTATTTGTTTTTGATTTTTTTATAAATTTTATTTATACCGAATATTATTATCGTCATCGGTAAAACGAATGTAAGTAATTTGAATATTATCATACTATTTTTTTAATTGTTTCTTTAATTTGTGTTGTTCTCTTAAATACGATTGAACTTTCTCTAATTCAGTTTTAAGATACATTACTTCTTTTTTGGTTTGGATGATTGCTTCTGCCAATCTTTCCAATGTTATCTCTTTTGCCATAATTTTCACTTTAATTTTAATCAAAACATATGTGTTCTTTATGATATCCCATTTTGTTTTGTTCAGTTATTACTTTAGGAAAGTTAATATCACTTTTAGTAATTCTAATCAATTGTTTGTTTAGACGAAATTTCATTCGTTTTTCATTACCTACATATGGAATAAGAAATGAAAAATCCATATGGTTACTATAACCGGTTACATTATTAAAATGATGTTTTGCATAATCAATATTAGAGATGTTGCCTATTGCAACTCCATTTTTATGTGTCATGTATGGTGTCTCACAATAATAACCTTTTGGTGTTATTTTTGCTATTCTAGCAGTATGTGAATAACTACCATATTTAGTATATACTCTAATCCAATCACCAACTTTATATGGATTTTTTCCTGTAAATATAGTTGGTTTGCTACGAATGTTTTTATCTTTACCTACAATCTCAATACATTTACTCATAGCAAGAGCAAGTTCTCTTTTATACTTTTCTGCTGTTTTGTAATCCATTCGTTGAGTATATTTTCCATTCACTTTGGTTAAACTAGAAACCATTTTATTTTTATCTACTTTAACTAATGGAGTTGCTTTATCGTTCAATTGTTTTAAGTCAATTTCACTTACCGAATAAAACTCCAATCTCTTTTTTTGTTCAGTCTTTTTAATACCTTTTGATAATGCAGCAGTTCTTAAACTTTCTGCTAAACATTGATTTAATCTACTCAATGGTTTTTTTATTAGTTTTTCCATTGTGTTAAAATCAGCTCTCGTTCCGATGTAAATTTCCTTTACCATAACTTATTGTTTTTTGTTTGTTTCCACTTTGTTTGATAAAATACGATATATGGGGAAACTTTCATATATAGTATTTTTTATATATCCTCACCTTCATTGGTTAGATATACACAAGGTAACACAAATTTGTGGTCTTTCCTAATGATTTATGAGACGATTTGTCAAAAAATCACAAAATACTTAAAATTCTTTATTGAGTATCAGTGCTTTACACATATAATTTTACCTTATATGTCAGTTTTGCATAAAGCATTGATAACCAATAACTTAGCTAAAAATATGTTAAAATTATGTTAAAATGTCTAACGCGTTGGATATCAACAAGTTATGATTTTGGGGGTGTTTTTCACTTATACATAGTAATTTTTTACTATATGATACCTACGAAATCCTTCGGACTTCACTTCGTTTTTTACCTACCTACATCTTTTAGGTATTTCTCTTTACAATCATTCCATGTCATACCAATTATGTTTGAATAGAATAGAGTTTCATCTTTTAACCTATTTTCGGTATGTAGGGTTGTATATCTTTTAATTGCTTTATCTTTCCACCAACGAATAGTATAATCATCACCTTCCATAAACTTATCTTTCATCTTCAAATCTTTCACTTCTATTTTACCACAAAGATAATCATTACCATTCTCATATATGGATGCAAAGTAAACACCTCTTTTATATCCGTGAAAATATGAATTACCTTTAATACCTAATTCTTTGAATATTAAATTTATTACATTTTGTTTAGGGCCAGTTTTCAATTGTGCCTGTTTATACTTCTCTGGATATTTCTCTTTAATATAATCTTTCCAAATGTTATAAATCCAATCGTCTGGTTTTATCTTTACTAAGCCTGATGAATGTCCTAATCCTTTGAAATGAGGAATACTATTATATTGACTACTCCCACCATATAGTGCTGTAGTTTCTACTGCAACTAATGTATCGTTATATCTTTCAAACCATTCTTTTCTAAACACAGGAGATGTAGTTAGTGCAGCAATTAACTTACCACCTAAAAAGTTAAACCCTAATGGTTGAGTTGGTATAATAGCAGTTCCAATGCATGTGTTGTTTAATTTACCATCCTTAAACTTATTATCTCTACTCCAACCTATAAATTTATCTCTAACACCTAAACTAGATATGTCCGAACCTAATGCAATTACTCCTAACAATTTACCACTTACTCTATCTTTGACAAACGCTTTAATATTCCTACCTGGGTTTGCAGTAAACTCCATAGAACTAATCAACATCCTAACATCAGTCCATTTAGTAGTTTCGTCTGTAATCTCTATGTAAGGTTGCAAAGAATTGATTTCTGCAATAGTTAAGTCCATGTCCATTATATCGGTAGGTCTCCATAGACTACCAATGTATGAATGTAGTATTGGTAATCTCATCATAGATGTATGTAAGTCATCATTAAACTCACCCCACTTCTTATAGAGTGTGCTTTCTTCAACTGACATACTACTTAATTCATTTAAGTTTTGAATAAGTAATTCCTTATTCTTATTAAAGTTAAAATCCTTTTCTATTATTTCACTATCCCAAAATTTCATATACTACAATATACAAATAAATATTCATATTTCCAAAAAAAGTTAGTGCATTAAAAAACCCCCATTCCTGAGGGTTTAGTTACTTTTGGTATATTCACCTTACTTTACAAATAAAGTCTCTTAAATTAGGTTATAACCTATTTTGTGGGGATTTTGACTACTTACCTTGACCAACATATTTTTTAGTTGGTTTATCTTTCGGCCCATTCCCTTTTTTGGCTTTACCTTTCTTTTTACTCTTTAGCACTTTTACTGCTACATTCATTCCTTTAGCCATTACTTTAATGTATCTACTTTTAATGTATCTACTTTAATTTCAGTTGAGTCAGTTTTCACTTCATTTTTTGGTGCAGTTTCACATCCCCATACTAAAAATGATATTACAACGATTATTGCAAATGCTGCAAATATCTTTTGTGTCTTTGTTAATGTTGGTAATTTAATTTTCATATTGATTTTCCGTATTTTTCGTTTGATAAATAATTCAACTCAATAGTGAGTGAATTTATGTCTTTTGATAATTGTAAAACTAATTCTCGTAGTTCGTTAATTTGTTTTTGTTGTGCCTCTATTTTCAATTCCATATCGTAAAGAGTTGAATTGAATTTTTCCCTTCGGAATAAGTGCATCATTTTATTTTATTTTGGTTCTTGAATTGGAATGCAGTTAGGGACTTCTCTACCA